CGCCTCACTCTTCGCCAGAGCATCGGTGATGCCATAGCCACCCAGGGTAGTAGGATTGCTGCCACTGGTTGCTCGGCCCTTCGCGTCAACAGTGAGGCTGCGGTAGGTACCAGGAGCAACCCCCGTCGGACTCAAGGATAAAGGCAGTGTAATACCGCCGCCCTGCTCTAGCGTCATCTGCCCAGTGGCATCATTGATCGCCCGAACCTCCAACAGGGCCTTATCCAGATCTGCCACCGTCGCGGTAACTACATTGGGATCGATCAGAAGGTTAACGATTTCTGCGTGGCTGACTGCGATATGCAACCGGACGGTCTGGGTTCGCCCCGCCCCCTCGCTGACCAACGGCTTGTAGCTAGGCGCACAATCCGCTACAGCGATCAGGTCGCCATCGGAATCCTCCAGTCCCAGCTCGCGCATCCACCAGCCCCCCACTTCCTGCGGCAGAATGGCTTCGGCCACTAGCACGCTAGGACTATCCTCGGCCGCTACCAACCGGTTTAGTTTGACCCGGTAGCGCTGTCGGATAAGCGCGGTTTGCGACGGACTAGGGACCGGATCAGGAGTCTCCCCGGGCGCACCGCCTCCATCACCAATCAACATATGGGTAATGTCACGCCGCAGCCCGCCAGCCGCCGCCTCGATTTGCTTGGCAGCCCCCTTGTCGGTAAGGAAGCCCCCGTATTGCTTGCTCATGGAATGAACCTCGGGAATACATCCAAGATGTCACCATCGGTTTCTACAACCGCAGTGAAGACCTGAAGCTTGGGCTCGAAGCGAATGTCGAGCCCGACGATATGGCGACTGACCGGCCGCGCGTCATCCAGCAGGCGCTCCACCTCGCGATAGGTGGTTTCAGTGATACCGCCGCTGCTCACGCCAACCTCGATGGAGAACGTGCCGGGCTCGCCGGGCGGGTCGGTCTGCCACCACTCGGTCACCGTCAACAGGTAGCCAATTGGCTCGACCACCCGACGTAGCGCGCCGATAGTGCCCTTCCTCGCGTGGATCTCGAAGGCAGAGCGGATTGCTGCCCGCTTTGTCGGCACCGACCATTCGTTGTCCCAGCGATCCACTGACCAGGCCCAGGCCAGCCACGGCAAGATGTGTTCCGGGCAGGTATCGGGGTTGACCAGCAGCCGCAGAGGCACGTCCGTTTCTTCGTCCGTCGCGAACTCCAGGGCGCGCTCCAGCTCGGTCGCGTTGCTCGGTAGCTGACTCATGCGTCCCCCTGTACGACCTTCACGGACGTGCAGTAGGCCGCCTGAGCCTTGGTCGGCACGATATCGACCCAACCGTTCAATACCACCTTGCGAACGCCGGTGATATGCAATTGGGCGTCAATCGCCGACCGGGACACCTCGACACCCAGGCGACGGCGCGGATTGATCCAGGCGCTTATCCGACGCTGGCACTCGGCAAGGATCGCCTCGTTCTCCGACCCGACGCCCTCCATGTACACCACCGCATCGATGCTGTACGGCAGCACCTCGGCGCTCTGCACCGTCAGCCGGTCACCGACCGGCCGGATATCCTCATCACTCAGGCGGGCATAGACGGTATCGAGCAGCGCCTGGTCGGCGACGCCCTGCCCTTCGACGTGCAACACGGTAACCACCACTTCCGCCGGCCTGGGGCTTTCGGCCGTCGCATCCCCGACCAGGGCCGACGCACTGCGCGCGTGCAGGATGTAGCTGGACCGAGGCCCTGCGGTGGTCAGGCCTTCATAGGCTAGCTGTACGCGCTCCCGCAACGCGGCGTCGTCCTCCATCACCCGCTCGGTCGGCGGAACCGCCGACTCGTCGGCCTCCCGTATCACCAGGCGCTGTAGCTTGACGTTCGCCGCCAACTGGTCAAGGTCGCTACCCTCGGCATAGGCCAGCAACAACGCCTTGGCCGCTGAGTTCACCCGAGCGCGGTTCTGCATTCGACGGTAGGCCGCCTGTTCGAGAAGCTTCACCACCGGGTCGCTTTCCAGCGCCGCGTTCCACTGGTCGCCCATGTAAGCCCTGAAATCCGCCAGCTCCTCGGCATATACCGCCTCGAACTCCAACGGCTCCAGCACTTCGGGCGCCGGCAGTGAGGCCAGATCTACGGTACTCATGCGCTGACCTCCAGCATTACGGAGTCACCCAGGTACACCCCGGCCAACTCCAGATCGATCCGCCCACCCATGACCGCCACCACCCGGACACGCTCCAGGCGCAGCCGAGGTTCCCACCGGCCAAGCGCCCGCGCGACCTCGGCTTGCACGGCACTCTTCCAACCGTCGTTCACCGGCAGATCGACCAGGCGCCGCAACTTACTGCCGTACTCCGGGCGCATGCGCCGGGTGCCCAACGGGGTAGTCAGAATGTCCTCGATGGATTGCTTCAAGTGGGCCACGCCGGATAGCGGCTGCCCGGTCCGTCGATCCAGCCCAATCATCGATCACCCCTACTTACGAACGAATTCCGCGCGAGCCACCAACCACTCGAACACCTCTTCGGTGTCGGCGACGACCTCGCTATTGCGCACCTGCACCGTCACGCCGCCGGGCATGATCAGGGTGCGCTGTCGGTAGGCCTGATCGATGAACGTCACCGGCAACTCGGGCGTCGGATGGTCTTGAACCGGCGCCTGGACGGCTTCCGCTTCTTCAGTCTTGGCTTTGGCCATTGGCCCCTCCTGAAACGACAAAGCCCGCACAAGGGCGGGCTCAGCGTTGGGTTATGTTCAGTGTGTGTGATGGTTGCTGTTGCCCGTGGTGTCCATGATCGAGCCGCCGCTGGTGATATTGCCGGTGACGTGCAGCGTACCGGCCACCGTGACCCTGCCAGCCAACAGGATCTCGCCGGCCTGGACGGCTACCTGCCCCGGGGTAACAGTGACCGAGGCGCCGCCAACGGTCGTCGTGCAGGTACCTGCCGGGAGGGTCACCGCGTAGCTCTTCGCCTGCCAGTCGTAGACCAGGGAGCCGCCATCGGGAAACCGCCAGACCTCCACGTTCGCACGGTTGTCGGGCTGGTCGCCGGCAACGCCGTACAAGCCGGGAATGAACGTTCCCATGTCGGCTACGCCGCTAGGGCTGATCAGCGCACCCTGCTCGCCGAGGCTCGGCGCTCGCCAGTGCCGCGCCGTGCCGGCGGCCAGGCTATGCCAGCGCACCCAGCCACTGATCCAAGCCCCCGCCTGCACGCGCACCCGAGCGGCCGCGAGATCCACCGCAGCAACCACGCACGGCTTGATCATCGCCGCAATCATGCGGTCATGTTCCGCTGTCGCGTAGCTCATAGCGGGATATCCTCGGGCGCGAAGTAGTCCCCCTCATGACCGGGACCAGTGTCGGGATCGATGCCGAACAGCAGCTCCTCGCCAGACTCGTCCTTCCAAGGCCACTCCTCGGCCCCTACATAGACCGTTTGCGTCCACTCCACCAGCCAGACACAGAAGGCGTCCAGCTCAGGCTTCGTGTAGTCCTCGCCGGCCTGGACGAACTCGGCTTGCGAAACATCGTCCAGATCCCATGTCTGGTCCCGCAGCAGATGGGCAAGCTGGGTTGCCAGTTGAACGGCCTTGGTGCGGTTCTCCGCGCGCTCCCGGCCTACGACGATCCGGGCTTGCACATGCAAGGTCAGTCCCACCTCGCCCGTGCCCTGGTCGGGATCCTGGCTCGGCTCGAACTCCGACACCTCCAGCAGGATGCACGGCGCTGGCATCCGGTCCTCGATCTGCGTATCGAACGCGATAGAGCGCATACCGGCGAGCGATGCGTTCAGCTCTGTCTCAATCGCCCGGTAGAAGTCGAGCAGCACGAAGTCAGCCACGCGCGCCTCCCTTGGTCAGCTTGTGCAGTTCGTAGGCAAGTTCGCGCTGGGCGAACTCAAGCAGTTTCTGGTCGGCCCGCTTGGCCCAGGCATCGAACAGCGGACGCACGTCGTCCAGCAGCACCTTTGCCTTGGCCAAGGGAAAGCGGCCGTACATGTCCGCGTCCATCGAACCGCGGCGACCGTAGGCCATCGATCGAACGTCGCTGGCCGGGTAATCGCTCGGGTCGAAGTGCGGGCTGGCCGTTCGAATCCAGATATCTGGCTCGCCCCCGTACACACGGGCATAGAAGGCCCCGCGATAGGTTCGCCCGGCCACCGTCACCCCCGCCTTTCCCTGACGAGGCCGGCCGATTCGGCTGGCCTCGATGGGGTTGATGCCAAACCAGAGCTTGCCCTGGCTACCCGAGCCACGCACCGGATACGCGATCAGCCGCTGCCGCACTGCCCGAACCGCTATGCGCTCCTTCTGGCCGACCGCCCTGGCGATATGCGTCCGCAGCCAACCGAGCGTCTTGTTGATCGCCCGGCGCTGCGCGTTCATCGCCGCCTTCGGGTACGCCGCCGCCAGAGTCGAGAAGGCCGCCATATCGGCGGCCTTCGGCTGGACGTTCAGCGTACCGCCTCGCGCGGCCACCCGATGGGTGGTACCGATAGCCATCAGTCCCTCCTCAGCAGCAACGCGACTAGGCCGGTGCCATCAGGCTCCCGCCGCACGACGATATAGGCGCCGCCGTCTGGCGGAGGGAGATCCACGACGATTCCCTGCCCGACCTCCACGCTCGCCGCATCGCTGGCCAGAACGGTGAACCGCGGCTCACGCAATGGAAGCGGCGCGGTACCCATGCGCGGAGCCTGCCATGGGGCGGTAAACTCCCCCAGCACAGGCTCTGCCCGCCCTTCGAAATGGGCAGGGTCGCCCAGCTCATCGAACAGCAGCGCATCGAGATCAGCGAATCGCTCATGAAAGCGCATGGCTATTCGCCGTCCTCGCCGCTCTGCGCCTGGGCGTGGTCCTTGGCCAGACCGATAACGCCCGCAGCCAGCAACTCCTCCCGCAGCTCCGTGCTGGCCGGTTCGTAGGGCTCGCCCATCCGATAGATATCGCGCCCGTCCTGCACGCACCCCTTAATGACGATGTACTTCGACTTTGCGGCGGCCATGTCACACCACCTTCGCGAACAGGAAGGCATCCGGCTCCAGCAGGCCGGACAGCGCAGCAGCCTGGAGCTTCACCCAGCGCACGCTCGGCTCCTTGGTCGTCCAGCTCTTCGGGAAGCGCGACGCCTCGACCAGGCCACTCTCGATGGCGTCGAGATCCTGAATCGCCCCGTACAACATCGCGTTACGGGTGTTGGTCGAGCCCAGGATGATGCCACCCGCCGAGATCATCGGCTGCTCCTCCTCGTCGCCATCATCGGGCACGAACCACTCATCGTAGCCGTAGAGATCCAACCCCGGATCGTTGAGATAGCCGAGGTACGTAACGCCATCAGGCAGTTCCTCGGGGTTGATCATGCCCAGGTCGACGCGACGGGTATTCAGCTTTTTCATGACGCTTTCGTCGTTCTGGAACGCATCCAGGGCCTCGCCGCTGAACACCGACACGTTCGCTGTGCGCCCGGAATCCTTGGCAATGCGGCGCTTCCAAGTCCGCAGATTGCCAATCGGGTCGGCGCCACTGGCCCCCCACTTGCCGGTGGCCAGCGTCACCTTGTGGGTATCTTCCATCTGGAAGTCGATAACATCATCGACGCCCTCGCCCTTCACATTGATGCTGCCGGTAGTAAGCGCCTGGGCACACATCCACTCTTCACGACGGGTAATCTCGTCGTCGAGATCCGCCAGATCCTTGCCCAATTGCTCGCCGGCCCGCTGGAGCGCGGACTTGGTAGCGAACGGGTTCTCCCCAGGCGAACGCTTCAGAATCAGCTCTGCGGTGGTTTCACGCTTGGGCTGGATGTACGGCGGCTTGTAGGTCGTGCTCCGGTAGCCAGAGCGCAGCGACAGGCTTCCCGGCAGGCGGGGATGCACGAACGGAGCCATCTTGCGGGTGCCCTTCACGATATCGATATCCACCGCAGTGGTACCGAAGGTTACCGGGTTGGCGCCATTGAAGAACAGGTCACGCAGGAAAGTACGCGGCCGCACCATCTGCTCCACCGCATCGAGCATCGTGCGGCAGTCGAAAATATCGGTCATCTGGTTGAACTCCTATCAGCGAACGAAGAGGCAGAACGGGCGCAGAGCATCGACCAGGCTGTCACGCCCGTGGCCCTCGCCTACGGTGAGCGCGCCGAAACGCACATCGCCGGTCAGTTGCAGCGGCGCGACCTTGGCACCTGCCGAGGTATCGACGGCCTCCAGCAGAACCGCGCTCGGCGCCTGGGAGCCATCGTCGGCGGCGGCAACCGACAGCTTGTACTCCTTCGAAGCAGTGACCCGGCCCAGCACCGCGCCGCGCTTGAGTACCTGGCCGGCAGCGATCACACCGGAGCCGGTCGCAATGGGGAAATCACCGGCCGCCAATTGGTCCGGGACGTAGGTATTGCGTTGAACTTCGTACATGGCGGATCTCCTTTTAGCGGCGCTTGGCACCGGTCACGATGGCGGATACCGCAGCGCCACGCTCCTTGCTGGCCGCGTCGTCGCCAGCCGGCGTGGAGGCCGAGGCCCCGGTGGAGTCGGCAACGATTCCGGCGAGGGTAATGCCGCGATCAGAGGCCGCCTGGAGCAGTTGCAGGGCGGTCGCTTCGACACTGGTACCGGCTTCGATGGCAGCAGCCACCTCCTTCTCGAAGCCCTTGCTGGCCAGTGCGCTGATGCCCTGAATACGCTTGCGTTCAGCGACAGCCGCGTCGGTACGGGCCGCCTGGATCTCCTCGGCGCCGGCACTGGCCACTTCGATGGTGTTCGGGTCGATGCCGCTGGCCAGCGCCTCGCGCAGCTCCGCCGTGGTCTTCACGACTTTCATACTTGCTTTCCTCGGTTGGGTTGCGGCCGGTTTGGCCAGTTCAGTGATCAGGGCTTCCAGGCTGCCAAGTCGGTGCGCGAGGCCGGCTTTCACCGCCGCGGCGCCAACCAGAAGGCCGCCGTAGTCACCCATTTCCGGGATACGTTCAGCAGCCACGCCGAGATTGCGGGCCACCTTGTTCTCGAAGACTTCAGCCAGGGCATCGACGGTCTCGCCGATCTTCTTGCGCCCTTCTTCGGTGGTGACGTCAGGCCGCTTGTTCGGGGCGTTGCGACTGACCACCTGGTAGCGCTTCGGCTTGTCCGGTCCATCGGGCTGAACCACCGCCTCAACGATGACGCCGATGCTCCCGGCCATCGCCGTCTCGTCGACAACGATTTCCTCGGCAGCACTTCCGATCCAGTACGCAGCGCTTGCCAGGTAGCCACCGGCATAGGTAACGATCCGCTTGCGCTTGCGCCCCTCGTACACCAGCTCGGCCAGCTCGTTGATGCCGGATGCCACACCGCCCGGGCTATCGATGTTCAGTACGATGCTGCGGACTGCCGGGTCATCGAGCGCCCGCTGAATGTCCGTGGCCAGCACCTGGGTGCTGGTGGCTCCGCTGATCTCGGTAAACAGGTTCGCGTAACGGAAGATGGGGCCGGTCACTGGCACGATGGCCACGCCGTTGCGAACAGTCACCGTGCGGGCCTTGTTCAGGCGCTCGCCTTCGCGGGTCACCAGCGCTTGGGGGTCACCCATTCGCTCAGCGATGGCCAGCAGGTTCTCCAGATGCTCGGGCAGCATTAGCCAGGGCTGCGATGCAGCCAGCTCGAATGCGCGCATGGTTATTCCTCGTCGTCGGGACCGGGCGCCGGCGGCGCCTCGGTTTCGCGGCCCTTCGGCAGCGTGTACAGGTTGTTAGCGCGGCGCTGCTCGATCTCCCGCAAGCGCTGGTTGAACACCTGCTGCCAGGGCTCACCAGTCATCGCCGCAGTCTCCAGGGTCTCGTTCGACAGGCCGTACTCGATGCGCTTACCGGCGGCGTTCGCCTCCTTCAGCTCGTCGATGGCGCCACGCGCCGGCCCAATCCATAGCGCCTGGCAGTACGCACGCCGCTTGATCGGATCGTGATAGCCGGGCAGGTCGATCAGGCCGCGAGCCACCGCTTCGTCAATCACCAGCTCCCGGCTCGGTTGGCAGAAATCGCAGGTCAGCCACCAGCGGCGCAGACTGTAGAATCGCCAGGCTTGCAGCATGGCGGCCCGCGCGGCGCTGTAGCTGGTGCTGTAGTGCAAAAGCACCTCGTCCGCGGGGATCTCCAGGGCGGCGCCTATCTCCTTGACCACCGCCATGAAGAACGGATCGAACTGCGCATTCGGCCGGGCGGGGTTGGCGACAACAGGCTCTTCGCCCTCGCCCAGGTCAACCACCGCCCCCTCGCCCAGCTCCAGGGGCGGTGCTTCGTCGTCGGTGGAGGCACTACCACCACCGTTCACCAGGCCCGTCATCGGCAGGCCGCCGGCGTTGTTGTAGTCGGAGCCCTTCTTGATGAACACGGTGAACATTGCTGAGATCACCGCCGCCATAAGCTCGGCGCTGCTGTAGCGCTCCAGCTTCTGCAACGGCTCCAGCACCGGCGCCAGGTACGGCGCGCCGCGCTTCTGGCCGGGCCGCTCCTTGTCCGACATGACGTGCAACACCCGGCGCCGTCCGGTCTGCGCACCGAATGCCGGTAGACGCTGCCAGGTTAGCGGCCCGGCCGTCGGCAGGTCGTTCGGATAGCCCGAGCAGACGTGGTAGGCAACCGGTGCGCCGAGTCCGTTGGACTCGATGCCATCGACCAGCCCTGCGCTATCCAGGCCGTGCCCGGGATTGCAAACGCGCTCGGCCTCGATCAGTTGCAGGCGCGTGCCGAAGATGCAGCCGGGTCGCTCCTCGAAGGGCGTTGCCACCAGCACATCGCCGCCGACCAGCGACGACACCAGGGTCAGCGCCTGGAGCTGGTAGTGGTTCAACGTCGCCTCAGCATCGCACTCGGCCGGGCTGTCGGCGTAGTGGTTCCAGATCCAGTCCAGTTGAGCGTTCAGCCGCTCCGCTTCTTCACCGGAGATCCCGAGCGCCTGGTGGTCGACCTGCGCCCGACAGACCAGCCCCGTACCGACCACGTTCGTGCGCAGGCGCATCACGACAGCCCGCGCGATCAGGTGGTTACGCAGGGCATCCCGAGAACGGGCGATCAGCATATTGCGCTCGCCGCGGTTCAGGTCTCGACGAGGACTGCCCAGGCCAGGGATCCAACTGGCCATACTGCGGAGCATGCGTGAAGCTCCCCGCCAGCGCGTTTCCGTGCCACCGCCGCCCCCCTGCGCCATCGGCGCCGAGGGACGGGCCGCCGCCTTGGCCAGACGGAGGGCTTCGCGCATCAGTTGTTGCTCGGGTGAGCGTCGGAAAAAGCCCATGGTCAAATCTTCAGGTAGTAAACGCGGTTACGACCCCGCCCGTGCTGGGCGGCCTCTTCCTGAGCGGCGGCTGCGGCGTACTGTTGTTCAAGCATCCGCAGAGACGCCAGCTCGGCTTTGTAGACCTCGCGCTCGCCACGCTTCAGGCGCTGCCCCTTTGACAGGACGTCAGATATCGCCGCCCGGACTTCCTCCAGGCGCTGTTTCGCTGTGGTCATGATTTCCCTCAGTCAGCCGACCCGGCTGCGTGTACCGCGACCGCGCGGCACCGCCCGCTTGGGCATTGGTGCCACGGGCTGGTCGCCACTGAACAATGTGGGTTGCCGCACCTGGCGCTCCAGGGCATCCCATTCGTCATCCCGCAGAAGGTGGGTTTTCAGGCTGCGCGCGGCATGCAGGGCATACACCTCGCAATCCAGCGCCTCGTTACGCCGACCGGCTTTCTTCTGCCAAATCATCTTTGTGGGAATCCGCGGGTGCGGCGCCAACACCTCGTTTGTGAACTGCTCGAAGTAGTCCTGGCGGATATCGCTGTACCAGTGCATCCGCCCCGCCCCAGCACCCACCAGGCGCACACGGGAGTCGAGCAGGGTCTTGGCCTTGTGCGTGCCGACGATGTACACCCGCAGGCCGTACTTCGCGGCCTTGGTGTTGTCGCGGGCGGTATCCACTGAGGCAGACGGCCGGGAGAAAATCTCTTTCTCCAGGCTATCGCGGGAGGCCCCCTTGATCGCCATGATGTTGAAGCGCTGGCGGTCCCGGACGTATGCGTAGACGGCGTGGTTGGTGTTCCCGTCAGAGCTGTCGATGCTCACCGCCGATATAGCCAGCTCGCCGCCGCCCTCCATCGGCATCGGCTTTGCCAGCAGCGCATCCAGTTCAGACCAGACCCCATCGCTGGGGTCGGCCGGATTGCCGCGCAGCTCGTTCCAGAACAGGCGCCAGGACTCCTCCCCACGCCCCCAACCGACGACAATCACCGCCAGGCGGTCGCCTTGTACGTCCACCCCTGCGGTAGCCAGCAGCACGCCAGCCGGTGCCGTCCATTCGCCGTAAGCCTCGGCGCGCTTCACCAGCTCCTCGATCCCAGGCGCATTGCTCTTGAACTCGTAGCTTTCACCCTTCGAGCTGTTCACGAACGCGATCATGGGGCCGATGTTGCCCTGGGCGGCGGCATGCTCGGCCTGTAGCCACTTCTCCATCAGCACCGCGAAGCGTGAACCGTAGAACGTCGCGATCAGCTCGTTCATGTCGTAGCCGGCTATACCGCGGAACTCAGCCGTCGCCACCCAGCGGCCATGCTGTAGGTTCGCGTTCTTCTGCGCGTCGTCCCACACCGACCCGCAGTGCGGACAGGCGTAGTAGGCCAGCTCGGGGCGCTTGTGCCCGTACACTTCGTGATACTGCGTCGGATCTTCCGGGCAGTGCAGGTGATCGAAGCTCAGTTCGTGTTCCTGGCCGCAGTCGTGGCAAGGAACCATGGCAATGCGCTTATCCGACAGCTCGTACTCGGCATCGATGGCCGACAGCCCCTTGAGCGTCGGCGTGCCGCCGATGATCACCTTGGATCGTCGGTAGGTCTTCAGCCGCTCCTTGGCCAGCTTGATGCTGTCCCCCTGCCCCCGGAGGTTCAGGTTGCAGTCGTCGGGCTCCTCGACGCAGACACGGGGTACCGGCGTTGACTTCACGCTGGAGGGGCTGTTGGAGCCGACCAGTTTCAGGAAGCCGCCGGGGAAGCGCTTGAAATCTTGCCGCTGCTGGAGCTTGCGGCTGCGAAGATCGATCTTATTGCGCAGCCGCGGCGTGGCCTCCACCATCGGTTCCAGTTTCTCGGCCACATACTGCTTGGCAGCGTCGGCCTTCGGGAACAGGATCAGGATCGGTGAGGGATCCAGATCGATCCATTTGCCGAGGGAGTTGCCCAGCACGCCAGAGGTCCATGCGACCTGGGCCGACTTGCGCCCGACTACCTCGGTCACATTCGGATCGTCCAGGGCCTCCAGAGGACCACCCGGCCACACCAGATGGGGGGTCACCTCGAACCGATACGGACCAGGCTTCGCCGCCTCCTCGGGAGACAGCCAACGGTACTTCCGCGCCCACTCGGCAATGCTCATCCGCGGCGGCGGAGACCACTTGCGGGCCATACGGCGAACGGCGTTAATCGCCGTCTTCTTCAAAGCCCTCTTCAGGGAGCGCGTAGTCAGTATCCCCGTCTGACGGGGCGTCATCCGGTTCATACTCGGCCAGTTTCCTTAGGGTCTCTTCCATCGGTTCGCGAATCAGGCTTTCGTCGATCTCAATGCCATAGCGGGCCGATAGCGACGCTGCCAGCGCGTCGGGGTAGGTGTTCAGCAACTCGACCTTGGCCGCAGTGATCATCGCTTCGTATGCGGTCGCCATATCGGCCACCAACGCCACCTCGCCCACATCGCGGGCCAGGGCAATCTCCTCGCGGTCGGCGCGCAGCCTGTCCAGGCGGTCTCGTACCGATTCTTTCTTGCCGTTGAGGGAGGCGACCTGCACCAGCCAGCCGATCACGTCTTCGGTGTCGTACTCGTTCTCGTTCCCGCGACCGAGCCCGACCGACACCACCGGCATTCCCTCACGCTGCCACCGGCTCAAGGTGCGTTCGTCGCGCCCGACGATCTCGGCCAGGTCGGCTTTCGTCACTCTGCGACCCATGCTAACCCCTTGAAAAGACGGACATTCCTGTAGAAATCACAGCTAGAGGGAAAACGCGAGTCCGCGTACCCGTATAGGGCCGGGGACTGGGGAAGGACCCAAAAAATCGGGATTTTCAGGGGGGGCTGGCCGGCCCGCCCCGCTGCTCATCGCCGGCCGGCGGCATCCCGGCACGCCGGGCAAGCCAGCGCGTGTAGAACCCCGAGGTCACATCGGCGCCGAGGCACGCGACCACGCTACCGAGCGCGGCGGCAACCGGCAGCCCCGCACCGCTCGCCGTGGCGAGCAACACCGAGGCCAGGCCGAACACCACCGACGCCCCCGAGCGCAGCAGGACACGTTTCAGCAGATCGCTGACCGTCAGCCCTGCCGCCTCGGCGCGCCACAGCTCCCCGGACAGGCCGGCCATCGACACCAGCACGAACAGCCAGGTCGGGATATCGCTCAGCGTCTGCTGAACGTCGTTCTCTGTCGCCATGTTCACCTCGGTCTGAGTAGGCGGCCCGTCCCTGGACCCGACGCTCCGCCAGGGAGGCCAGAGGCGCCGAAGTCGAGCCAATAAAAAACCCGGCGCGATGGCCGGGTTCCGATGATGTGGAGCGTGTGCCTCAGTGGCGCACCTCTACGAGAGTGCCTACTTTTTACCCCCAAAGTGTCATGGCAACAACCCCGTTTCATTGCCACCCTGCGAATATCCCTTGAACGCCTTGGTAATCCCTGGCGAATACTCGGTGAATATCTGCCTACGGTTATCAAGCGCCTCCGGCGCTGTCCTACTGGTCAGTAGGTGGGTCAGCAGGTGGGACAGATAACCCATTGATTTATATGGCGCTGTCCTACTGTCCCACTTGTCCTACTACTTTCTACGCATATAAGAGAAGAATAATAAGAGCGCGCGCTGCGCGCGTGCGCGCGATGCGTGCCTATGTGCGGGCGGGTGTGCGAAAGGTGGGACAGTGGGACAGCCCCAGCAGTGACGGGGCTTTGCGTTGTCCCGCCTCGAAAAACGAAGCGGGACAGAGTAGGACGGTGGGACAGCGCCCGGCCAAGTCAGGCCGCCCGCCGCAGCAGGATTTCTGCGATGGCCGCGTGGGCCAGGTCGAGCCTGCGGTAATACTGGCGTTTGCCACATCCGCATGCTGCCCATTTCATCGGGTCCGACATGTCGTAATCCGTGTAATGCAAGCGCACCACCCGCTCGATGGGCGGCGGAAGGTGCTTGTTCACGATCAGCTCAATGTCCGCCGTGCGATCCAGAGGACACCGAGCCCCCGCCGTGGAGCGAGTCAGGTTTCCCCTTGTCGCCATCAGCATAGCAATCACATTGCTCCCGCCGCTAGCGTTCCCGGCAGAGCCTACGCCATTCGGCGGGTGCAACTCGGCGGCCCAGGTCCGTAGCATCTCGTCAATTGGCTTGATCAAAATGCGGCCTCCCTCTGCGTCGGCTGTCCCTTCCACGACGGCGGCCGCTCGTAGCCCCACGGTCGCACCGGCGACTTACCGGATGCGGGTAGACGTCTGCGCCGCCAGCCCAGCCGGTGCATGATGTGGCCAACTCGCATCTGCTCCGGCTTGCCCCAGTGCCCGTAATCCAGATTGAGCGCTTCGCCCAAGATAGCCGCACTGGTCACGGTCTCGCCGACGTATCCCTCAAGCCAGCCGATCAGCTTGTGCTCCCAGGCGTCAACCGTGTAGCGCTTGTCCTGCTCCTCCTCGAACAGCGCTCGCTCCTCCCGCGAAACCCACCACGGATCGCCGGCCCGATAGCAGAACAGTGCTTCGGCCCATAGCTGGTCCCGGATCTCGCGCAACAGGTCAAGATCCACCTTCGTGCAGAGGACCGGCCAGTATCGACGGTTGCCGGTGGTGTCTTTCAGGTACTCGTCCTGGTTGGTCGTACCCACGAAAACACACTGTCGTGGCACATCGCGGGTTCTGCGGCCGTAGCTCTCGCGGAAGGTATCGACCGAGGCCGAAAAGAACTGCTTTGCCTTCGTGCTGTCGGCTTTGTTGAACGCATCCAACTCGCCCAGCTCGCTGATCCACTTGCCGCGCAACATCTGGAACGTCTCTTTGTCACCGAGCACGAACGGGGTATCCATGAACCACTCGCCGCCCAGCACCGACATGGCGGTCGACTTGCCTTCGCCCTGCAACCCTTCGAGGATCAGCACCGTATCCATCTTGCAGCCCGGGCGCATAACACGCGCAACAGCGCCGATCAGCCAGCGCTTGCCGGCCTTCATCGAGTACGGGGTCTCCTCCACGCCCAGGGCCCTGTTCAGCCAATGCTCGATCCGCGGCGTACCGTCCCACTCCAGGCCCTCAAGGTACGCCCGCACCGGGTGAAAGCTGTTCTTGCTGGCCACCACCGACACCGCTTCCAGCACCGGCGGCACCTTCGTCAGCAAACCGTACTGCTGGGCCAGCCACTCGCACGCCAGCATGTCGTCCAGATCTGTCCACTCCCCCGTACCACCACCATAGGGCGGCGTCCGCAGCTTCATGGTCTTGGCGCTGAACTCGTCGTAGCCGAGCACTCCGTGCCAGCGCTCATCGTTCTGTAGGATCAGACTGATGTTCACCATGTGCGCCGCCAGGCCGCCGCCCTTGATCCGCAGAAGGCAGTCACGCCAGCCACCCTCAGCGGGTGGCCGGACTACCGCCATGACCTGGGCGCGAACCACCTCCAGCCCCTCGGCACAGTGCAGGTCGTTGAAGTCAGTCCAGCCCTCCTCGCGCTCGCTGCCGAAGCGAGGGAGCACGAACTGGCCGCCAAGGATCGTGGCGGCGTTCTCCGCAGCCTGAGCGCCCGGATTCCAAGGCGACCCGTCCTGGCGGGTGGTCTTCCAGTCATCATCGCCGCAGAAGATCAACGGCCGAGACGGATACTCGGTCTGCATCGCCTTGCCGACCGGCAGCAGGTTGCCGGCATCGAAGGCAATAGCCACCGCACAGCCCGTCGCCATATGCAGGCTGACGCCGGTCGCGTACCCCTCGGCAATCAGCACCGGCTCGCCGGGTTCGGGGCGCGGACCGATCAGGCAGAACGCTCCTTCCTTCTGCATGCCATAGGGCCAATACGCCTTGTCCCGGCCGGTATCGGGCTGCTTCTCGGGGTAGATGATTTGCAGTCCCACCAGCCCCTTGAGGGTCCGCATGGGCACCATGAAACGCCCGCCGTAGCCGTAGCGACCGCCGATCCCGACGATCTGCTTGCGGTCGAGATACGGCGCCTTGCCTTTCTCCGATAACCGCTCCCACAGCCGCGCGGCGCCCTGGGCGGCACGCTGGGCGGCATAGGCGGCCTTCGCTGCCGCCTTGCGCTTGGCCTCTTCCTGCCGCGCGTGCATCAGCTCGCGCTCCTCGGCAGTCAGGCGAACACCCTTGAGCTTGAATTTCTCGTTGAGATCCTGCCGCCAGTTGCCGAAGCGCCCGAAATAGAGGGTCTTGCCGCTGGCAGTGGTGTATTCGTGCAGGACGTACCAGCCAGTTGCCTCCCCGTTCCGGTCGCCCTCGACCTTGCAGCGCACCAGCTTCCCGAACACCCAGCCCGGGCTCCGCTTGGTGAAGGGTTCAATTCCATGGTCTCGAAGCTGATTCAGCACTTCGCCCAAGGCTTCGTTACTCACCGGCGCCCCCTCCGCTCGTTGAAGGACTGGCATTCAATGCAGGTTTGGCACCCCGGCACAGCTTCGCGACGGCGCGGCGGGATCGGCTCGCCGCAGCACTCGCACTCATGAGCCGATTCGCCAACCGCTACCAGCGCACGGGCAGCCAGTGCCGCCTCCATGCGCTCGAGTACCAGGTCATTGGCGTGATCCGCGATATCAGCCATTGCTCACCTCCCCGCGTTCGGCGCCCTTGGTGGTCTGGTGGACGTAGCGGGCACGCTCGTAGAGGCCGACCGCCGCGCGGATAATGCTCATCGCCAGCTTTTGGGTTTCGGCCAGCTCGGCCGCGTCAATGCGGCCGTCCTCGATATGGCGCGCGATGGTGGTTGCGGCGTTGGCCGACGTGTGCAGGATCTCGCCGGCGCCGGCAATCAGGCTGGCCGGCACATCCTCGAACTGAAGCGGCGAAACGAAGAACCACAGGCTGTCGCCCAGCTCGGCATGCAGCGCGTCGAGCACTACCGCCCGCCCCTCGGCCGACACGTACCGCAGGAAATCGAGCACGTCGTAGATGTTGAGGATGTGGCTGGTGTGGCTGGGGTTGAATTTGTGAGAGGTGGTGGAGACGCTGCGGCCGGTGGAGTGAGCAAAGCCAGTGATGCCGCCGTGGCACATGCGTTGATTGCGGGCGACGAGGTTGAGCGCTTCGCCCAGGGGGAGTACCTCGCGGCCCATACGGTCGAACTGATCCGCGAACGAGGGTCGGGACATGGCAATTATTCCTGTTTACTGCCAGTGCCACGACGCCACCAACCTTGTTAGAGTAGGCGCCGTGGTCACATTGCATGGTGGTCACAAGGCAGATGGCCGCTCTGTGGTGGAAACGCCATCTGCCACGATGGCCGGGTGATCGGTATCCCTGATCACCCGACCGTTACAGCCAGCAGCTCTGTGGTGGAGAGGCTGGCAACCCCGAGGCATCCGTGCTTCGGGTCTGGGAAGCTCGGCCGGCTGTGGTGGTACTTAGCGTGCTGCTCCAGCCGGCCTGGCTCCCCTCCCTCGGTGGTGGCGAGGGACTAAGCTGCTTTCCTAGAGTGCTTATCTGGAAATGGAAATAGGTCTGGCAGGTCCGGCCGTAATTCATGTGCAGCAACAGCACCTTTGCATGCTCGCACTACGGCAGGCACACGCTCAGCAGGCACCCCGCGCTTTTTCCATTGGGAAACAGCCATCGGGCTAAGCCCCATTGCTTGCGCGAGCGCCCGTCCACCTCCAGCAGCGCTAATCGCCTTTTCCAATGCAGATTGATCCATAAACGCACCGTTTTCTTCGCATTCGCTAATACACATTACGTTTATTTAAACGCAATGTCTACCCCTGTAAACTCTGAGTTTATGAGCACATCCGGCACCAGATTGCGCGGCCTCCTCGATGAGAGAGGAATCGCCTATAGCGAGTTCGCAGCAGCGCTAGGCGTTGAGCCCCAACACGTCAACAATTGGTTCAAGCGCGGGATTCCAAAGGCCCGCGTTTTCGCTATTGCTGACGCACTAGCCGTCAATCCTCGCTGGCTGAGCGATGGAACAGATAGCGAATCTCCATCGAATTCCCTAGCCACAGGCGGTGAAAGCTCCCTGCTCTCTCCCCTCGAGCCCTGGGATGACAGAACGCCCCTAGAACCGGACGAGGTTGAAGTGCCGCTGTACAAGGAAGTTGAGCTATCCGCCGGAGCCGGCCGAACAGCGGTGCGTGAGATTAAGGGGAGAAAGCTGCGATTCTCCTACGCTACGCTTCGAAATGCCGGAGTCTCCCCTTCGGCGGCTTTCTGCGCCACGGTCAGCGGGAACAGCATGGAGCCATTGATTATGAATGGCGCCACCATCGGAGTGGACAAGAGCGCAACCCGCATTCTGGACGGCGAAATCTACGCCCTTGAACATGACGGAATGCTACGAGTGAAATACCTATATCGCCTGCCAGCGGGCGGTATGCGCCTGCGGAGCTTCAACACAACAGAGCACCCAGACGAAGAATACTCAGCCGAGCAGATCGAGACCCAACAAATCCGAATCCTTGGTTGGGTATTTTGGTGGTCGACGCTCCGAAAAAAGAAAGGCCTTGCCTTCGACCAATAAACAAAATAAACAAAACGTATTGACCAAGCCTTAAACGCTGCGTTTAATTACCTCGACTCTCCACCACAGAGACGAGGTAACACCATGCAACGTTCCGCCACGGTACACGTCCACCCGGCCTGTACCTCTTCCCCCCAGCAGATCCAACGCCTCCAGGCCGACACTGGCTGCCTTGTCGTCATCTTCAACGGCAAAGCCCAGCTCGTTGCCAGCCGTACCCCGGGCCGCCGTCATGCGGTAACCGCCACCTCCCCGTTTGGAGGTGACGCGGCATGACCTACGCACTCCGCCAACCATCCTTTGTGCGGCTCAAGGCTCAACTCAGCCTCAATGGCCGTTTCAACCACGCCCTCTACGATGCCGAAACCCGTCAGGCAGTCCACGCCACTCTTGACATTGAGCGCGGCGCTGAACAGGTCCACGTCGTCGTTCGAATGGGCTCCACGCTGAATAGCCTGGGCCTCCCGGTCGACGCCCCTTCCAACGCCAACACCGTGGCCGACTACCTCGAGTCCATCGCGAATGGCCGCTTGGACACGGCGGACGACACCCCGGCTCGCCGCCGTTTCGACCAGGCTGCGTAGGGGGCCGCGATGAAAGACTTGTCCCTGCACCAGGCCGCGCAGCGCCTCGGCCTGAGCCGTCCCGAGCTGATCAAGCGAATGAAGGCGACCGGCCTGCTCGACAGCAGCAACCTTCCAGCCGTACCGGTCCGCGACCGCCTCTACCTGCGCGCAAAGGAAACGTCCTGGCACCACCCCGAACTCGGCATGCAGTACAGCCACTCGACGAAAGTGCGCCCGGCCGGAGTGGCATGGCTGGCCGACAAGCTCGGCATCCCCCGAGTCTGCCCGCCGGCGGTCCCGGACCGCCGCGAGGTTGGCTGACGAGCCCCGGCCCCGCGAATACGCCCGCCAGATCGTCGCCCTTCGAACCAAAGAGGAACGCAGGGCGGCCCTGGAGCGGGTGCCGGAACACCTACGGGAACTTGTACGAACCCACGTAGAGATCGCCTGGAACCATCCCAAAGGAGGCAAGGCATGAACCAATCAACTATCACCGACACCCAGGCAACGCGGCTGGCAGCAATGGTGCTTAAGCTGGCAACAACCGCCCGGACGTCCGACCGGCCCAGCGATATTGAAGCCGCAGATCATCAGGCACACGGCGCAACACTATTCGCGATGACGGCCGGAATCATCGACAGCGACGCATACCTTGCACTCTGCAATCTCTCGACGGATGCGCGCTATCAGCGATCCACCGAACTCATCTTCGACCAGCCGCTGTACACCGGCGCGGCCCGCGCCAGGGCTCGCCACTCCGCTGCTCTACGGGCTGCCGCATGAGCACTCCTCACGACAATCAACCCGAGCTTCGCCTGACTCCGGCCCCGCGCGCGGAGACGGTGGAACTCCTCTACCGCACGTTCGGCGACGTACTGATCCCGCTGGAGCAACTGCGCACCAGGTACTTCAGGAACCTCAACGAAGACAGCTTCAGCCTGGCCATCAAAGCCAAGCGGATAGCCCTCCCGCTGACCACCCTGGACCCCAGCCGCAAAGCGCCTTTGTTCGTTGACGTGCGCCACCTTGCGGCCCTGATCGACTCCCGAGCTTGGCAGGCCGACGAGGCATATGCCCGACCCGGCAGTAACGAGTAACCACACCGGCCGCCACCACCGGCCATCCACCACCAATGGAGAAAGCCACCATGCATACCCAACACATCATTCTCGCGGCCACCACGCTTGCCGCGCTGCTGATCCTGATCGCCACCGCTTACCTTGCTGGCCGCAAAGACCGGAAGAACTCGCAACAGCAGGCGGTCGAAGAGGCGCTTTACCTCTGCCGCGCCTCGCACAGCCAGAAACTGACGGCGCTGCATGCCGACTTGATCAAGCTGCGCACCAATGCCCAGCGCCTGCAACAGGTCATCGATGAGCAGCAGGAAGAGATCAGCGACCAGAAGGAGCTTCGTCAAAGCATCGAAGCCGAGGCCACCGAGAAACTTGCGGATTGGCAGCAGCGCCACGAAGAGCAACAAGCGGAACTGAAGCGCCTGGAGACGGAGCTGGAGACAAGCATCGCGACCAATCATCGGCAGGCCGAGACCGCGAAGCTCCTCCACGAGCAGAACTTGGCCGCCGAAGAACTGGACGCCATCCGCACCGCCAGTCGCCTCCTCAGCGGCCACGCTCGACAGTTCCAAAAGACCGGCACCACCAAGCGCAACGCAGACGCCGAAGCCCAACAGCAGCTCGCCGCGATCCTCCAGCGGCTCGCCATCACGGAACTGGCCAGCCAGAGCGCAGAAGCTGAAGCGCAGGAGGCGGCATGAACTACTCCAGCCTCTCCACCTACGACCTGCTGAAGCACCGCAGCCACCACGTCGACAGCCTGACCCGCCTGCGCCGCGCCCAGCCACAGTGGGACGAGGACGATGCTCGACGCGGGGAAATCACGATGGCCGATATCAGCGACCAGATCCACGAGATCGATGACCACCTTCGTCCGAGCGGCTGGGAGTCAGTCGACCTCGACTACTCCGGCGACACCGCACCGATGTGCATGTGAGGCAGCGCGATGACTACTATCCCGGCTAGCCGCGTAGCGGCACAAGACCAGGGCGCCGCCCTGGCACACGCCACCCGCAGCACCCAAGCCCCGGCCGCGCAAAAGCGCGGCGGCGGCCTGGCACGTCGCATCCAACTGATCGCCATCGCCCAAGGCCGCCAACCGATGCCCGAGGGTGGCGCTATAGAAAGCCACTGCTGCGCAGCAGCAGGCATATTCCAACTCAACCTTCAGCACACGCCGAAGGCACGCATACCCCACGAAAGGCTGCGCCGGGGCGCGAAGCACATAGCCACGCTTCGCTTAATGACTCGCTCGCCCGCGCAGCTTGTCGAGGGGGGAAAGCGCCCACCGAAGCCCACCGATAACGCACTGATCCGCACGCTGTGCGCGCAGATCCGCGAGCAGAACCAAGAGATTGCCGCGCTGCGCATCGCGAACACCGACCTCCTCCAGCGCCTGGACAAAGCCGAAGGGGGACGGGCATGACCGCTTTCCGACGCCACGATCTCGCCCAGGTCATCTCCCAGGCCCAACTCCCTCTCGGCCCTCGCGAGTCTCCGAACATCGATCTCTTCGCCTCCGCCGAGCTATGTCGCTTCAGCAGCCACTGCGCACACCATTACAGCACAGCGCAACACAGCTATTTCGTCGTTTTTCTGGCTGTCGAAGAACACCAACTGACTGCGATCTGGCTCGGCATGAAAAACGACTATTTTCTAGTGTCGGCCCGCTTACACAAGCACAGGCACATACCGGAGTCAGAAACTTTAGCCACTGCCCAGGAAAATCTCGACTTACTAATCCAGCGACTTTGGCAGAGGTGGCCCGTCAATTTTTTTTCTACTTGTTCCCAATGCTTTAAACATGGAGGCCTCATCGCCCAACTCCGGAATAAATGCCGCAGCATCAATTACCAATCTCGCTATAGCGCGATCAATTACCACCTCCAAAGGAGCCAGGCGATGAAACTCCACACTTTCTGGCTCATCAACTTGCACTATCTGACACAGGTCCGAAAGAGCATGCTGCAGCTCCAGCCAAGCCAGTGCACTATCCACTGTTGGCAACTGGTTAAAATTAACCGACCTCATGGTGCTGAGGTATTCAGAAGTTCCAAAGAGCGCTTGCTGTTGGCCCCCCCTTTTCTCCTTCACGGAAGATATAACCATTTTCCCCAGCTTTCCAGCATGCTTCGCAACTCCAACCGTCTGCTTAAGCATCAGCTTGTTATCTTCGGTTTGTTTCCGACGCTGAATTCGCTTATCAAGCACAAAGAAAATCCAACTCACAAAAATAGCGACAACACTGCCAACCGCCTGAACCCAGGCCGGAGCATTGGCGCTACTCCATCCCCAAGACCATATCCAGCACCCCAGCAGCACCATAAAGGGAGAGACCAGTACGCAGCCCAAAAGATGACTAGGACGCAACTTTATTGTGACTTCCTCTTGAAACATGGCCATCCCCTTGCCATCAGCGATAAACGAAGCATGCAGACACCAAGGCAAATGGTCCAGGGGGAGACGGCATGACAGCATTCTCTGCCTCCACTCCATCGCAAGCCATACCATGCTCGCGGATTGGCGCTGACCTGGTACTCGGCGAACAACACAACATCATCAGTGTTTCCGGCGGTAAGGACAGCACAGCTACGCTACTGCTAGCCATCGCAATGGAGGCCCCAAACATCCGAGGGGTCTTCGCCGACACCGGCAACGAGCACGAGCTGACGCTGGAATACATCGACTATCTGGAGCAGGTCACTGGCGTGATCATCGAACGCCGGCGTGCTGACTTCTCTCGGCAGATCGCCGGCAAGCGCCGCTACATCGAAACCAAGTGGCGCGACCAAGGCGTGGCTGAGAGCCTCATCGAGGCCGCGCTGGAAGTGCTCCAGCCCACCGGCATCCCCTTCCTCGACCTCTGCCTGTGGAAGGGGCGCTTCCCCTCCCGCAAGGCGCAGTTCTGTACCGAGGAGCTGAAGCGCAACGTGATTATTGAGCAGGTGATGCTCCCGCTCCTCGACGGACAGAACATGGTGCTGTCGTGGCAGGGCGTACGCCGTGAAGAGTCCGTGGCACGGCGCTACTTGCCCGAGTGTGACGAGGTGGGTGGCGGGCTGTTCAACTATCGGCCGATCCTCACCTGGCCAGTGGAAGCCGTTTTCGAGGCCCACCGCTATGCCGGCGTGAAGCCCAACCCGCTCTACAGCCAGGGCATGGGGCGCGTCGGGTGCATGCCATGCATCAACTGCCGCAAGGGCGAGCTGCGTGAGATCGCCCTTCGCTTTCCCGAGCACATCGACCGCATCGAGCAGTGGGAGCATCTGGTGCGTGCAGCCTCCAAGCGCGGCGGCGCGACGTTCTTCGCCGGCTCCAACGCCAAGCACCAAGGAGGCAGCATCAAGGACCTCAGCGCTGCCGAAATAGTCCGCATAGCCAACATCCGCCAGGCCGTGGAGTGGTCCCGCACCACTCGCGGCGGCATCCAGTATGACCTGATGGTAGAGACTGACGACGCCTCAGCCTGCTCCAGCGCCTACGGCCTCTGCGACGGAGAGTGGGAGCCTGTGAACGTAAAGGAGCTTGCAGCATGATCACAACTAGGACCGCAAGCATGGCCGACCAACGTACGATCACTATCCCAGCATGCGAGCAACACGGCAGCCAGCTCTCCATGACCGTTACCGTTCCGTGGCACTGCAGAGAATGCGGCCTACCGCGCGGCGAACCATTCCCGAGCCGCAGCTTCGACGGCGGCCGTCAACTCGACGTCGATTCATGGAACAACTCCTGCGGGCACATCGAGAAATACGCCGACATTCGCCAGGTTCTCGTCCAGCAGGCAGAGGCGGACATGCCGCAAACCGTCATCGAATCGCTCAAGGACCAGGCAGCGGCGAGTCAGGGAGGGCTAAGCGATGCGTAGAGCACTGACCGCCCTTGGCATCATCGCCGCCCTTGGCCTGACCGCGGTGCTCGCCGTGGAGGTATTCCCGATCCTCCGCACGCTAGCAGCATGGCAAGCGGGGTGCTACTGATGAATACCCTGTTCCTTCTCATGGCCCAGTACAACGGCCTCGCCATCATCCCGCTGAATAGAGTATGCGCCGACTACTTCAGTCACCTGACTGTCGAGCAGTTCCAGCGGAAGGTCCTGGCCGGACAGATCCAGATCCCTATCACACGGATCGAGTCCAGCCAGAAGGCTGCCAGAGGCATTCACTTGGCGGACCTGGCGGCGTATCTGGACAAACAGCGCGAGGTCGCCCTGAAAGACCATGAACGGCTAAACCGAGCCCGACCGGCGGCCTGACTTCTTCTTGGAAACCCATTCCCCGAAGGACACCGGCATCGCCAGGACCTTCGGGAGCCATTCCCAGCCAGCATATTTATCGCCAGACCCACGCAGATGGGTATATCGCCGAAGAGAGTTCCAATCTCGGTGCCCGCTGACCGAAGCCACCTTGGGAATGTCCCACTCCAGCTCAAACAGCCGACTGATCGCTTCGTGGCGCAGATCGTGAAACGTCAGATCCTCTATACCTGCGGCAGTGATCGCGCGACTCCATGCCCCCTGAATCGCATCGGTGGTGTATGGAAATATCTCGTCGAAGGCCCGCGGCATACTCTTGATGACCGCCATTGCCTCCTCGGGTAGCTGACACCACACGTCGTTACCCCACTTGTCGCCTGGGTTCTTCATATCCCGGACTAGGACGGCGCCCCGGGCCTCGTCCAGGTCTGCCCACCGGATACGGATGATCTCCTCCTGTCTTCGGCTGGAGAACAATGCGAAGGCAGCGACCTTCGCCATGCACATCGAGGTCGGCCGCGATCGCCATGAGCGCTCGAACGCCTGGAACAACCGATCCAACTCTTCAAGTGTCGGGCGCCGATCACGCTCCCTGCTGCGCAACTTGTAACCCAGGTTCTTGAGAACTCTGCGGGCTTTCGCCATAACGTCCGGGTCGACTTGATACCCCCAGGCTGCCTCCGCCACTCCTAACACCGACCCAAGATGTGCCAGGTCATTGGCAACTGTCTGCGCCTTCACCCCTCCCCCGTCCGGCCCCATACGCCACAGTGCATAGTCAACGAGCACCTGACTGGTGATATCCCGGTCGATGGTATCGCCCAGGTGGGAAGCGGCGATGGCGGTCAGCGTGGCGATCTTGGTCTTACCCAGCGGGCGAGTCTTATCCCGGTCGGCCAGGTACTGCGCGATGATGTTCCGAAGCAGTACCCCCTTTTTCGTGGCCCGCTCCAAGCCACCAGGCTCGGCCAATTCAGCCTCCCGACGGAGCGCCCATGCTTCAGCGGCCTTTTTCCGGCTGAAACTTGCGCTCTCCTGATAGACTTGCGCGCCTCCGCGCTTGATACGAATCTGCGCGGTGTACATCACCGTTCCATCGGCGTTGCGCCGAGCGCGAATAGTGGCCAT